AGCGAAGGCATTGGCCAGGGCGGAAAAGTCCAACGTTTCGACGTTGAACGGCTCAGGCATGGGATAAAGCATCCACAAGCCGGAACACGATGGAGCGCCGTCAGCGAGGATGCTGACAGTGCCCTGGCATACGAGCGTTACGAGATCCATCAAACAGCCTCACCAGGGAGACACTGGCCCCGCTCAGCGAACCAGCAGCCAGGCTGGCCACAAGAACAGATCGAGGCCGAATGACAGTCATCGCACACGCGAAAATCAGGCGCCGGAAGCAAGTCAGGAGCGCATGCAGGCTGATTCCAAAGCTGGCCCAGGAAGGTGCCGCAAAGGTCGCAGAAGCAACTGTCTAGAACGATCATGGCGCCCTACCCCTTAGCTGGCCGCAGCGGCAGGCTTAGGCTGCTGCTGGGCGGCTGCTGGTGCTACAGCAGGACGCTCGCGGGTGACTTCCTGCAAGCGGAGCGGGATGCCCTGGAGCGAATAGCGAATGCGGGATTTGCCGTTGTAGTCGTCAATCTCATCCGAGTACGGAGCGAAAACCTCGGAGCCGATCAAGCTGCGGTAGGCGTTGTGCAAGCCTTCCTTAAACTGGTTACCGGCAACCATGAATTTGACCAGGTGAGTCTGGTCGAAGCCGTCACGATCCTGGCTGACCGCCTCGATGCCGACCAAGGCCCAAGGCTTAGCTTCAGTACCTTTAGTGACAACGCCTTTGACGAAGCCGCGCAAAATTTTCATGGGTAGTTCTCCTGTGGATAGCCGAAAGCAGCACCCAACCAGGGCGTGCCAGTGAAAGAGTCTTCAGGGATCAAGCGACCGTATTTCTTGAACGAATCGACGAGCAGCCAATAGGCGTTGTCGCGCTCCGGTACCGGCAGCGGCGCCGGTGGTTTGGGTGGGCCGAAGACGAGCGGGAAACGAGCATTCAACTCGTCAGGATAGGCGATGTTGTAAGCAGCAGGCCGAACGAGATGTTGCAGCGCGAGGCGACGGCGCTGGCTGGCAGAGAGCTGGAGGCCCTGATGACTGACGGTTTTCAAGAGACCTCCTGTGCGGGCTGGCCAGGTTGAGAATCAGACTCTTGGTCGCTGAAGCGCTCGATGCATTCGCGGCAAAGAAAGACCTCTTCACCGTCGAAGGGCGAAGCGGTAAGGAGCAGAACGTCGAACTGGTTACAGCAGGCGCAGACAGATTCAGAAGTCCAGTTCATGTGGCCACCAGTTGCAGATGACGCGGAACGACCGCGTGCCGGTAGAACTCAGGCACCTGGGCGGCGAAGGTGACTTCGACCTCGCGCACGTTGCGAGTGAAGGTGAAGACGGTGCCGTGGCGGGTCTGGTCGTAGGGGACCTTGATATCAATGTTCAGCTGACGAAGGCGCGCACGGTGCGTCTTGACGGCTGATTTTTCAAAGTCGAAGGCCTGGCCAGCACGCCACAGAGACACGTATTGCGACGTGGTGTAGGCCGACTTGGTGTTCTTGCAGATGCCTTCGGCAACGAGCTGTTGCGCAATGGTCAGTTCGTCGTAGTTGGTCACTTCCAGTCGGTTGCCGACCATAAGAAACCCCTTGTGGATTTCCACTAACTTGGATTCGTCAAAAAGGCCCCAGAACGAGAGGCCCTCCCTCTTCAAAAACTCCGATCTGCACTTGATTTCGGAGCGAACCATGCCGACCGAGGCACACCAGTCGCGCAGGTCCCGGACGTACCGGAATTCGTCAGATTCTTCACCGAACGTGCGTTTCACCTTGGGCAAGAGGTGCGCGTCGAGTTCGGCGGCTTTGGCGTAGTTGCCCGGGTAAACCAAGCGGCCGGCCTTCTCGCCGCCCTTGGGTGTCCAAACGCAGGTATTGCCGTCCGGGTAAAGATAAGCAATCGAGTTGCGGTAACGCTGGGATGAAATGGCGCGCATGTACGCCCTTTCATTGCCCTGCCCCACGTAGAAATTCGAAGTGAGGTCAAGGCGCTGAAGTACGGCGCCGTTCGCGATGGTCGAACCGTCCTGCAAACGCTGAACACTGGTGCACCGGGTCAGGGGTGGCAAACCGTACTCAGCAAGCAGTGCATTGATCACGCGAAAGCATCCGTCAAGGCTGTCGATCCCAAACACGTTGTCTAGCCGGTTGATACGCGAAGGGTTGCCATCCACGGTGATGCGGCGGCCACAAACGTGAATGCGGAACGTGGTGCAGTAGCTGCCTTCGGCGAAGAAGGCAGGAACCGAAGTCGAGAGAAGCGCCTCAGTTTCGGCGTCAAAGCGGCGGGTGATGACGTCGCCGACCTGGGGGAGGTCGTAGTCATAGTCCTGATAGGCCTTGATCCAGTCGAAAAACATGCAGCTTCTCAGCTTCTAAGAAATTAGTTTCTGCGCGGAAATTAGTTTCTGAGAATCTCAAAGTCAAGGGCCTTAGAAAATAAGCCTAAAATTCGATACCAGAAAATTGACGGGAGACGGTCCGTGCCAACCAAGCACATTGATGATGAAACCTGGCGGAAAGTGGAGCAGGCAGCGGTTAAAGCAACCATCGCCACAAAGCGATCCGTGAAAGAGACGCAGATGCTCAGATGGCTCATCCTCAAAGGGCTGGAAGAGATCACAGAGGCTGATTTTGAAAAGCTGGTGAAAGGGAAAGACTGATGGAATGGGTGCTGATCCTTCACCTACACGCCATGAACCCGAGAGAAGAAAAGGAAATGCTTTCAAGGGAGATCGAGGTAAAAGGGTTTTCAACAGAAAGAGACTGCGAGACAGCAGGTAAGGCGGCTGGACGAGTGGCATTGGAAAAAGAAGGCCCACTGAACGGGCTGATCATTGAATGCAAAACGGCAGATTAGTATGGGATTCCATACCAAAGTGGGGGTGTTACAGCACCCCCACCCTTCCCGGCGCCGATCCAGGCGCTGAAAAGGCATGGCTTCGCCACTGGCCGCTGCGCGCCCATCGCAAATGTGCGGGTGTGCATCACACGCATGAACGAGCATGCCAACTAGAGCGAAAAGCGGGTTGGACAGTGAAGGGGTCGGCCTTGAGGTCGAGGCCCTGGCGGAAGTCGAGTTGATTTATCGTTACGCGGCAGGCGTTACGGATATTCCGACGAACGGTTGATTTATCGTTACGTAACGGTGGCCTATTTATCGTTACGTAACTATAATTACTCCATAGCGCACGCAATGGAGCTGAGCCATGAGAAACCCCGCCGAAATCTACAACATGCAAGACCTGGAACTTAACGACTCGCGCGCTAGCGCGCTGCTGCTGGCCATCGAGTCATGCAGAAAGCTGGGCGAGTGGAACGAGCTTTCGCAACGGGCCTACTGGTTCCTTGCCGCGCTATGGAACGGAAACCAGGCGAGCTGGGAGAAGTGGGAAAGCCAAGTGGCGCAAGCTCTCGATGACTGCCTGGAGCGACTAGCATGATCGACCCTCGAGACCCAGGAACCCAACAGCTCCAGCTGGAGCAGAAGCGCGGTCGCGGCCGTCCGGCCACCGGCCAAGCTCTCAGCAATGCAGAGCGTCAGCGCCGGTATCGTGAAGCTCAAAAAGCGCAACGTAACGAGAATATGCACAAGGACGTTGCCGAGGGTCTGCGCGCCGAGCTGGCGAAATCCGTGGAGCGGATCGAGGAGCTTGAATCCGAGCTAAAGCGCTGGAAGAAGCTGGCAACAACAGCGGAGAGAGCCAGGCAAGTAGTGGCAGAAGAGTTAACGCAACGTAACGATAATGAGCTGATGAAGCGCGTAGAGCTGGCCGAGGCCGAGCGCGACGCCATGGGCAATGAGCTGGCCATAATCAAAGCCAGGCTAGGGAATGCCCTGGAGCGCAAAACAAACATGGGATCAGCGACCTGGAGAATCCAGCGGAAAAGAGGCCGAGGCGCCTGGAAAACGCAGGCCGGGAACTACAGGAGCGAGGCGGAAGCCGTTGAGAAGCTGATGGACATGGACCCGTGCGAAGGGGCCACGTGGCGAGTAATCGAAGTTAAATCAGAGTTCGAGGATTGACCGGCAGGCGTCCTGCAGAGCTGCTAGGCGGGCGTCCAGGGTGGCGCCCTCTTCATCAAGCTGCGCAACGCGGCGGCGCAACTCGCGCAACTCACCGACCAACCTCCCGTAGTCCTCGACCAAGTGTTCGACGGCGCCCTGATCGTCACGACCAGGGGCGTAGAGGCGTGCGTTACGTAACAAATATTCGGGAAGGTCTAGGACTGGCATCGCATAATGGACGTTACATTAAATCGCGCCGGGAGCTTACCAGCATTGTCCCGACACGATTAAACGTAACGTCACGGATATTATGCGAAGCCTTAGGCATGGGAATGGCATCACAGTGCCGCAGGCGGCGGGTTTACAAGCGGATTGTGGTTGGCGGTCTGCTGCACCGTTTCGCCGGTCGACTCGCTACGCTCGCCACCGGCAAACGGCACAGCACCTAGCACGGATTCAGTCACGCCAACAGCCCGCGGGCCTGACCAGGGCGTGACCCATTCACCATTGAACTGGCAGCGGTAATCGAGTCCGAGGCTGACAGGCTCACAGTCGGCCATGGCCAGGTAGACGACACGCTGCCCGTCACCGATCATGACAACATCGACCATGTGGCCCTGGCCAGGCTCAAGGCGCTGAATGTGCCCGGTAACACGCCAGCGTAGCGATTCCTGGGGCGCCTGGGTCTTTTCGCGGGCCTTGGTGACGGTAACAGCCTGCTGCGCAGCCTGGGGCGTTTGCGGCAGCGGATTGGTCAACGCCAGTTGCTCGACGGACTCAGGTTCCTTGACGGCGCCAAAACCACTGGCAAAAAGGCCGCTGACGTACCAGATGCCGAGCGGAAACACGATGAACGGCGCGACGATGGAGAAGATCAGGAAAGGCGAGCGCCAGATGGTTGCCCGCTTGTCCGCCCTACTCTAGTCACCCACATCGTCAGTGTTGCTCTTAGTTGCACTCTTGTAATAGACCCACACCTTTTCCGAGTAACTATCGAACGTCGAGCGGATGAACTGCGTTTTGGGCGGTCGCTGGCCTTTGGCGGCACCCTCATAAATATCAATGCGGAACTTGCCAGACGCGCCGACAGAATCCAACTTATGGCTCTGATACGTCTTGTCAATCAACGTCAGGCAGAAGTGAGAGAGCTGATCCAGGTCCTGCGTTACAAAAATAACGCGAGTGGTCTTGCCGTTATCACCGACCAGGTGGCCATGCTCAGCCAAGAAAGCCTTGTCCTTATGCGGAATCTTGTTAGCCGCCATGCCTTTCGGCCAGCGGCGCCAAAGTTCGTCCAGGACGGCAACGCAACCCGGCGTGAAACTATCGAACAAGTCAGCATCCTCATACCACTTGTCATGGAGCTGGTGAATCAGTCCGGGGAATTCATCATGAGCAAGTTCGGTAAGCGGAATATTCGTAAATACATGCCGCCCTTCTTTCAGCGACGGCAAAATAACGTTTTTAACTACGCTGTAACTTTTGCCGGATCGAGGCCGTCCGGTGTAGGCATCAATTGCCATAGATCACCCAATCAGAGGAATACGGCGCAAGAGGAAACGCGCAAGTAACGCGGCCAGGATCATTGCGACACCTTCAGCGATTGCGAATTTACCGGCAAAAAAAAGGACTGTGCTGGGTATACCGCCCATGGCGTTTTGAGCCTGATATACGAAGTCAGGCACTGGCAATGCCTCGACAAAGCCAGCCAGAGAGTCCATTAAATCCGCCCATATCTTTTCGGCAGATACAGAAACAGGTCTTTCAGCCAATCAGCGAACTTTTCAATGTATGACCACATAGTTATGCCTCCAAGAAAACGCGAACAGCCGCCAATGCCCATATAGCAAGCATGACGTAATAAAGCGGGTCAAATAGATCAGCGTTCTGACAGACCCAGTTAAACGAGATAGAGCCGATAACCGGGATAGTTGCACTACCGAAGTTGCAAGAGCCGCCCGATGGCATAGCAATACCCTGAACAGCGGCGAACACTGGTGAGTTGCCGGCCCTTGAGTAGAACGAACTCAGGGATTCGCCGAAGCCTGGCACATCGTCATTACCCGGAAGGTCGCCACCGCCCTCCTGATCATCGCCATCGCCGGAGCCAGAACCGCCACCGCCGCCGCCACCGCCGCCCTTGCCATCCTCACCACATTTAGCACCCTTGCAAGAAACTTCGACCTTAGTTGTAGTACCTGAGCCATCAGTCTTTGTAGTAGTGGTAGTAGTGGTCGTAGTAGTGGTGCAATTATCGTTGTTGCCGGTGCACTTTGTCTCCGTATGAACATCAGTCTTTACGGTAGTTTTGCCGCCATCGGCTTCGGGCGTTTCAGTTACTTCTGTTTGAATCTTTGTTTCGTCCCTCTTTGCCTCTTTGGGAAAGCACTTGACTTGCTCACTACCAGCAGGCCCAGCCGTTCCGCAATTCTGGCCCTGCTGTTCAACTTCTTTGCTAGACATACAGTGAGAGCGGCCCTCAGCATCCTGAACATAGATACAAGGCTCCTCATTGTTAGTCACTTCTGGTTCCTCCTCGCGAACAGTTGGCGAAGAATCGACGGAAGTAGGCCCCGCCGTGCATTGCTCACCAGTAAAAAACGCACGACCAGAACAAGAGTAACGATTAGCGGAAATTGTGAAAACACACGATTGATTCAAAAAAGCAGTACACCCGCCTAGACATGCAACGTCAGGAGTAACACCCATGTTTTTTCCGCCAACATTGACAGTGTCATAAAAGCCATCACCACGGGAGCCGGTCTTACTAAAAGGCTCATCTTGACCGACTTTATCTTGGCAGGAGTTTTCTGGCTCTTGAGGCGCTTCGCATTCGCCGGTTTGAGAGTTATAAGTCGCGGGATCAGTACAGCCATCACCGTAACGTGACGTAATTTGAGAGCTATAAGTAGCGCCACTACCGAGAAGAAGAACGCATCTATAATTAGTGTCGTTTACTTTATCAATCCGCAAAGAAAAATTAGTTGATGGTGCCAACTCCTGATTAGCCATCAAATAAGCATTACAGGCTGAAGAAATAGATGAATATTTACCTCCCAGCATTGACCAATAATAATCCTCAGCAACTGAGGCGGCAGAATAAAAACCCGACGAAACAATCAGCAAAAACAGCGCGATATGATTTTGAAGTTTGCGCATATCACCAACCCCAAAAAACAACACAGGCAGTTATGCCGCCGAGAAACAAAAAAACTACCTCATACAATTCCGGCATAGTTCACCTCGAATAAAAAAGGAGGCCGAAGCCCCCTTTCTGGTTATGCCGGGATTAGCGGCGAATCACCGACAGCAGCAGAGTGGCGCCTTTGATTGCCACGTAAGCCACAGCCAACAGGCCTGCAATGGTGCCGATGCCGGTAGCGATAGCAGCGAAATCGACGTTTGCGAGTACGGCTTCAACCATGAGATTTACCCCTTATTGCGTTAAGTAGAGCCTTGGCGCCAAGCCCCACGCTGATGGGCACGGCACAGACCGTGAACCCAGCAGCGAAGGCCTTGGCCAGGGCGGAAAAGTCCAACGTTTCGACGTTGAACGGCTCAGGCATGGGATAAAGCATCCACAAGCCGGAACACGATGGAGCGCCGTCAGCGAGGATGCTGACAGTGCCCTGGCATACGAGC